CCCAGCGACTACCGCTAGGAATCGTTACTATTTTTCCAGAAGCAATGGTAATTGGGCCAACACTTTCACCGTTGTTACCAGATGTCATCGTGTAATTTGAAATAATAGTTTGTCCATTTTCATAAACTACACCTTGAGCTTGTGCTCCACCGCCTATTTGACCCCAATAACCTATTGTGTAGCTACCTACTACTGTAGCATTTGCTCCAGGATTTGACAACATTGTGTAGGTAAATGTCGTAGTCCCTGTTACTGTAATGCTAAATGTGCCATTATATGCGGCTGGAGATGCTCCTAAAATTGTAACTACAGCACCAGTAGATAGCCCATGTGCTGTGGCAGTAGTTAAAGTTGCTGTTGTTGTAACAAAAGTAATGGTAGAAATTGTTGTGCCGCTTGCAGAGTTATATCCCTCAAACTGATTAGTTGTTGAGTTATAACGGAACATACCGTATGTTGGTAGGGATGCACGTTGAGCAGTTGTTCCTACAGGTAACTTTATTTCTCCAGTACCAGTAAAAGATGCATCCTGAGCAACAGATAGAGTCCCGCCAACAGATAAAGAACCAGGAATATAAGGATTATTTAAAGAAACACCAACTGCACCATTAATTGCTGTGCTTGAAACCGTTTGCGAAGAACTTACTGTATATGTACCAGATCCGCCTGTACCAGACCCAAGTGCAGTAATAATAGTACCAGAAATAACTCCTGTTCCAGAAATAATTTGACCAACAAAGAATGTACCTGTCAGCGTACCACCAATAGTTAGGGTTGTTCCTGATATAGAAGAAGCCGTACTAGTTGCTGCTGTATAAGCATATAAAGCCCCTGCAGCAGATAAATTGCCAGTTTCAGTAGATGAACCTGTAACAACTAAATTTCCATTAACGGTAAAATCGCCAGCAGAACCAGTCTGGGAAGAATATGTATTTGTGCCATCTGTATAAACTTGGGCGGTTGTACCATTAGGAATAGAAATTATAGATCCCCCAGATATACCAATAGTGATTGCATATCCACCAGTAGTTTGGTTAGAAACTATATACGTCTTTGTCTGGTTTGTTGGAATAATAACCTGGTAAATACCAGAGTTTGTGCCAACCACATTAAGCACCATATTGCGGGCTTCGTCTAATACGCCATTAAGATTGCTTAAAGTATAATTGGCGTTAGCCATCGTAATAGTCTGAACACCCGCTACCGCCTGTTCTATCAATGTCCAGTTAGTATTGGTAGTAGAACCCCAAGTACCAGCCTGTTCACCATTTCCAATCTCTTGTATCTTTAAATTAGTTGTATATGTAGATGCCATAAACTACCCTTGAAAATTGTTAATAGGGATCCATACAGGGGTCTGAGTGTTATCAATTATAGTCCAATTTCCGTTTCCTGTATTGTTAATATTGTTCCAATTAACGGTATTTTTGTCGTCAATTTGGTTCCAACTGTTTGATCCAGCGTTGTTTATTGTGTTCCATGATACCAAGCCATTGTCGTTAATTTTAATCCAACCACGTTGACTAAATAAATCTAACAAATAACTGTTTTCTGTAATAAACTCTACAAATCCTGCTGCTACTGTATTAGCATCTGAAAGATTAATGTTTTCTGAAACCGATGAAAAAAACTGCTTACTAATTGTTATTATATCTGTAGCGTTAAAATTTTCAGACAAAGTAAAAAATATTGCTGTTCCAATAGAAATAATTTCAGCTATTGTTACGTTTTCAGCAAGAGATTGTGAAAATTGAGCAGTAATAGTTTCTGCCTCTGCAACCGTTGTAGCTTCAGACAGACTTTCAAAAAATTGGGCTGTAAGTACTTGGGAATCAGTAATATTATAATTCTCAATAATACTTTGATTAAACGTAGATAATTGAGTACTAGAATCTGTTAAATTAAAGTTCTCTAATCTACTTAAACTATATTGTGCGCTAAATACTTGATTATCCGCTAGGATAATAGGATCAGAAAAACTCGAAACATATTGTGCATTGAAAATTTGGCTATCCAGCATCGTTACTGGATCTGAAAAACTTTCTAAAAATGTTGATAATTCTGAATTAGAGTCTGCTTGTGTTAGGGTTTCTACTATGCCTTCAAAGAAATTATCTTGTTCGCTTTGTACATCGTTTATATTAATCGTTGATTCTGTAATATTTTGTACAAAATTAGATTGCTGAGAGTTTGAGTCTGCAAGATTAAAATTGTCTGTAAATGAAGATGCAAATTGTGCAGTTATAGAATTATTATTTGTTAAATTAAAATTATCAGTAAAACTAGAAGCATACTGTGCAGATAAACTTGGGGTATCTGCCAAATTAATATTATCTGTAAATGAAGACGCAAATTGAGCTGCGATTGTTTCAGAATCTGCAGAATTAAAATTTTCTGTCAAAGAAAATGAATACAGATTACCCCCTAGTGCTGCATATGGAGCTTGAGCAAAAGAAGTTATACCGAACATTACAGAACCACCCAACGACTTCCTGATGGGATAGTCACGGTTTGACCACTTGCTACAGTAATTGGACCAGCAGACATAGCTGAATATCCGCTTGGTATTGAATAACTTGTTGCTACTGTTTTGTTGTTTATTACAATGCCATTGCTTGCTCCCAGTTGGGGTGCATAAGCAGTATTTAACGAATCTTGATATACGGCTTTTTCAGCTAAATAATCACAAAATACAGTTACTGTACCTGAAAACGTGACAGCACTGCCACTATTGCTAGAAGCAAGTACCGCTGTTCTTGTTAGCGTTGGCCCTGTAGTAGAATATGTACCAATTCCTACTTCCCAATTAGTGCCATCGTTTGCTGAATAATAAGTAGTGTTTCCATTACCTACTACAGCAAAAGATTGATAACCAGTTGTAGTTGCAGAAAGGGTAAAACTGACTGTTGTGTTAGCCGTACCCGTCTGTTGTATTCGGTCATAAACTACAAGAGCCATTTAGGACTCCTTAGCTGGTGGCAGTTGTACTGTAGGTAACTGAAACCGTATCACCAGCAGTTGTTGTTTTTGCAACCGAAAAATTACCTTCAGAATACAAAGTTCCACCAGTATTGCTTTGAGTACTAGAAGCACCAGAACCTAATACTAGAAAACAACCATAAACAGTACCGCCAGCACCAGTAATAGTATAAGTAATTGCAGTAGCTGTAGAAGATGTTACGTTTGACGGTGTAGATCCAGTAGAAGTAGAAGAAGCAAACACGGCTGTACCACGCACTGCAGAACCGCCAACAGTATAAGCAGTAAATTCTTTACTTGGCACAATTGTACTCATAGTATCTGTTGCAGCTGGGGTTAAGGTAGCATTAGTCAAACCAAGATAAGGACCAGTAACACTGTAAGAACTACCTTTTAACAAAGTGTCTAGCATTAACTGTTTACCTACGGCTACAACTAAGTTAGGGAACTCATCTGTCCATTTAAGATTGCCTTGTGCATCACGGCACTCAGCTTTCCAATAACCTTCAATTCCCATTCCTTCAGGAATAGTTACATTGGCTTGTAATGTTGCTACAGCGTTATCACCGCAGCTTCCTAATTCTTTATGCATAATTAATCTCCAGAACTTATTACGTTAGCAGCCGTATAGCTACTGATTGTTAAAATAGCAGACGAATAAGTCGCTGCTGGGAACTGCACGGTAAAACTACTATTACAGGTCTTATCTGAACCAAAATTAATAACAAAACAAGCTGCATTAGTTATGTAATTGTAGACCAAAGCACCTCTACAAGTAAACGATGCAGGGTTCCAAACTGCATTATTAAACGATACATAAGTGGTGTTGTATTGCTGGTTAATTGTGGGGACCGTTGAAATTACTAAAGGTATTCCGCCAGCTGTATATCCAGTACCAGTGATTTCATTGTCTGTTGTATATGCAGCTGTTGTGGAATTTAAATTTGCATTGGCGTTATACAGAGCAATATAGTAAGTACCTGTAGTAAAGTTCTCATTACCATTTAACAGGTTTTGAGCAAAAACATTACAAGATCCTTGAACAATCATTGTTTCACCATAATACGAGCTTGACCATTTCTGTAAGCATCACCACGCTCAAGACCAGTGCCAAGACGATTAAGCTGTGCAATAGCTTCTTCATACATTTTTTGATAGTAAGTAACCATATCCTGCTCACCTTTCATAAAGATCATAGCTTCACGCATAGCGCCATAAAACAATACTGGATCATAGTTATCACCTAACCAGCTTTGACCTGTAGAATTAGATATAGAAGCTACAGTGATTGAAAAACCGCTACCAGTAGATCCCAGAGAAGAACAAGACAATATATCGCCAGCAATATAAAAATTACCGCCAAACTTAAGGCTGCAGGAGACCACTGCACCTGAAGCAACAAGGATATCAGCAGTTGCATTAGCGCCTGAACCTCCTGTTAAAGAAACATTTTGATATACACCATTGGTATATAGAGAGCCAGCCGTAATAGTTCCTAATGTAGCAATTTGACCTTGTACAATAGTTGGTGGGTAATAGAAATAATGCATTTCTACTGTGTAATTCTGATCTGGTGTAGGTGCAACCATAAAGGTTAACTCATCAATATTAGCTCCGCTGTACCCGTTTTGAGACCCAAACAACGCATAATACTGTGGCAATCCTCCTGGTGTTCCTTGGTATGTTCCGCTAGTTAACACAGTTGTTGGATATGCTTCACGCAAATAGTTCACATCTTTATTAAGTAAAAAATAATAATTGTTTGAGCTATCAATAACGGCAAAAGAAAACGTAGATAAGTAATCATTTGGTAGCGCTAAGTACTGATTGCCAGCCGTTAAGGTTCCCGTTACGTTTTTACGCAACGATGGTAATTGAACTGAGTTATATATACGCTCTTCAGCCTCCATCACAAAAACTGGAATATTTGCTACGAACAACTGCTCAGTGTTCTCAGCGTAAGACTGGATATTGTTATAGAGTTGCTCGTAATTCATTATGCCATCGGTCCCCGACTTATACGCCCTTTAGTAGCCGCTCCAGCACCACGCATTTCAATACCAGACGTTTTTAATTTAGATTGCCCATAAGCAACACCGCCATATACTGGATCACAAATAGAAGCATCTTTAGCTGATTTGGTTTGAACAAACTCGCCACGATCCATGACTTCTTGACCAGTAATGTGCTTTTCAGTATTGGTATGCGGATTAGCATAAGTCTCTGCTGGTTCAGCAAACTTGTTTTTGCCAATGGTAATCTTTGGACTATTTGCAGTCGTTGGTTTTACTTGGGTTTTCATTATTTGCTCCCTGCTTTTTGATTGTGTGCACGAGCTAAATTGCGACCAACAGCTCGCATTTCTTTACCTGTTACACCACCTTTTTTTAATTTGGTAACTGGTTTACCCTTGTGCATATGATGTTCATGCTTATGCACTTCTTTTGCTGCTTCTTTATCAGCAATTTTTACGACTTGTTTTTTGTCCATAATAACTCCTAAGTTGTTAATATCGTTACTTTACCTATTGTAATCACTAAATTCAAGTCATTGGGAACAAATGCATTTGTAAAATAACTTGCTCCACCAACTGGATTCCAGCCCCATTGCGTTTGCCTACTACCATCTGATGCATAACCTTGATTATCAATATTAGTTACCGTTGGATCATATGGATTAGTAAACAAACCAGTTGTTCCACTTGCTTGATAACTTACATCTGGGCGAGGCTCACGC